GGGCAATTTGTCGATGAAAACCCGGTAGCCGGTTCGCCCGGTTCGTTGATACCGGCGGTCTGGGGGAATTCGGTTACTGAGGAACTTCTGACTGTTATTAAATCGGCCGGCATGACGCCATCCGAAGGCAATAACGATCAATTGCTGGCCGCGTTGAACAAGCTCTTGAGTCTGGCGAGTCCCATGCCTTCGCGGGTGACTGAGGTATCGACATCAAAAGTATTGATGCCGGAAGAATCGGGTCTGGTTTTGATTAGTGCCGGTACGGCAGACACGACGATTACGTTGCCGTCAGTGAGTGCTTTGTCAGGTATTCGGGACTTCATTGTTCGCCGTACTGACAACAGTGCCAGTCGGGCCGTGGTTCAGGCTTCCGGTAATGACCGAATTAAATTCCATACTCATCTATCGCCAAACGGGTATCCGTTTCTAGTGTTAATGGGGGCGGGGGACTGGTGGCATTTGCGCAGCGATGGCACGGGTAATTGGTGGCCAGTCGGGCGCTTCGATTCAACGGCGTTGGGAAGGATTGTCTTTGAGACGACAACCTCATTCATCCCGGGAGGTTATGGCGGGTTAAACGGCAGAGAGTTTCTACGTGCCGAATGGCCCTGGCTTTGGGATCACGCCGTTCAATCCGGAATGTTACGCGCTGAAGCTGACCGCGCCGGCGGCTGGAGCAGTGGTGACGGGATCAAGACGTTTCGTGGTCCTGAAGTTCGCGGCGAATTTATTCGAGTGCTTGATGAACAACGCGCGGTGGATGTTGCGCGTCCGGCCGGCTCCTGGCAGACGGGAACCAATATCACCGGCGACAACGGTGCGGCGCCGGCGATTCAGGGAATTGGCAACCTCGCCACGGTTGGCATCGACCCGACAACCTTCTCTGGCCTTTGTTACTACTCTTCGGCCGCGTTTACCGAAACGTTGGGCAGTTCTTATTGGGGAATGACTCGCCCCAGGAACATAGCTTATCCCGGTCGCTTGAAATTAATTTGAGGTGTGTATGCCGTATTACTACGTAAATGAATTTACCCAAGAATTGACTGGTCCGGTCAATTTGCCGGAAGTTCCCGGTATGGGTGTTGTTGTGCCGGGCAATGCAATCGTGCTGCCACAAGTGTTGCCAACTGCCGAGCCTGGTTATGTCTGGGTATGGCATAACGGACTGGCATCGCAGTTGATCGATCTGCGCTATAGCACGGTCTATCGCAAAGACAATGGCGCCCCTCAATTCTGGACCCAGTTGGGTCCCCTGTCCGATGATCTAACCACTCAGCAACGTCCCGGCGAGTATTACGTCTGGAGGAGTGATAACTGGGAGCTGGACACTGAGGCTGAGCGCGCAGGCAAAGTTGCGCAGGTTGACAACGAACGTGACAGCCGGCTGCGCGAAGTGGTCATTCGGGTGGCGCCACTGCAATACGCTTATGAATTAGGCGAAGCATCCAGTGAGCAGTTGGCCTCGTTGCAAGCATGGAAACGCTATGCACTTAAGTTGACGCAAATTGAACAATTTGCAGGTTATCCACTGAACATCGAGTGGCCGAGTGCGCCCGCGAAGGTCGTTGTTTTGCCGACACTTTAACTGGAGCTATTGGTTTCACACATCACTTCAAATCCATGGATTCCAGACTGGCTGGAATCGGTGGGTGGAGATTTCAGGCATTAAATTAAAAGGATACGGACGATGGATTATCCCAAAAGCGTACCCAGTGCGGGTTTGGTCAATGGAAAGTTCGCGGATGAAAACCCACTGACCGGTGTGCCAGGATCTTTGATTCCGGCCAGTTGGGGCAACGGCGTTACTCAGGAGATTCTGGGGGTTATCAACAGTGCGGGCTCTTCCGCGGATGAAAGTGATAACGGTCAATTGAACGCGGCGATCAATACACTGATTACCAAAAAGCAAAATGAAAGTCTGGCGACTCAAGAAGAAGCCGAGTCAGGTGTCAATGCAACTAAGTTGATGACACCACTGCGGGTGTTTCAAGCGATTGCAAAGAAGGTGCTACAGGCGACAGAGTCCATTGTAGGCACTGCAAAAATTGCCTCTCAGGCCGAAGTCAATGCGGGTGTTAGTGATGCGTCTATCGTGACACCGAAAAAACTCAGACTTGGGTTTATGGTCAGGCTGGGAATTTCTGGCTACATCGTTTTTCCTTCGTGGATGGGCGGATTGATCCTTCAATGGATCAGCGGCACCGCGAGTCAGGCTGCCAATAGCGGTTATGGCGATATCAACTATTGGCCATTGGCGTTTCCCAATGCGTTGTTTCTTGCGGTCGTCACTCATGAGGGCACGGCGTCAGGAACGTCTATGACGTGGAGCAACGCGTCAGTGAGTCGGCTTTCAGGTCTTAACGTGCGCTGCCCGGATTGGCCCTCCGGCTCCATTGCCGCCCGTGTTATCGGAATAGGGTACTGAATATGTATTATTTTTCTCCGACCACTTCTGGTTTTTATCATTCAGATTTGCACGGTGCCAACATCCCTTCGGATGCCTTTGGAATCAGTGACGGTGAATATTGCGCACTGGTGTCGAATGCTCCCAAAGGAACGGTTCTTTCCCTAAGCAGCGACGGGCGTCCGGAACGGATTGTAATGGCCGTACAAACCAATGAATCCATTGAAAGGGCCTGGCGAAACAAGACGCTTGAGCTGACTCAATGGTTGGTCGTCCGCGATGGTGAAGAGTTGGAAATGGGTGAAGGCACCACACTGAGTTCTGTGGAGTTCAAAGAGTTGCTGGTTTATCGGCAAAGTCTCCGGGAATGGCCTTCAGCAGAAAATTTCCCTGAAGTGGACTATCGCCCTGTCGAACCGCAATGGCTTGAAGATGCACTTCTGAAAAGTCACTAACCCTCCTTTAACGCTAAGAGTGGATAGATGGAAATGTCTGTCACGAATGACCAACTAATAAGCATCATGCCCAACGCCCGCTCCCAAGCGGGCGTTTTCATTTCCCCCCTCAACACCGCCATGACCCGCCGCAATATCAACACCCCCAAACGCATCGCCGCGTTCCTCGCGCAAGTTGGCCATGAATCGGGCCAATTGCAGTACGTGCGCGAACTGGGCAACAACCAATACCTGAGCAAATACGACACGGGCACTCTGGCCCTGCGTTTGGGTAACACGCCAGAAGCCGATGGCGACGGCCAGAAGTACCGAGGCCGGGGCTTGATTCAGATCACCGGTCACACCAACTACCAACAATGCAGCCTCGGCCTGTTCGGTGATGAACGTCTGTTGTCTCTGCCCGAACTGCTGGAACAACCGCAATGGGCTGCTGAATCGGCCGCGTGGTTCTGGGAGCTGAACGGCCTGAATGAATTGGCCGACCGCGACCAGTTCAACACCATCACTCGCCGGATCAACGGCGGCTTGAACGGCCTAGAGGATCGTTTGCAACTCTGGGCGCGGGCGAGGGCGGTGCTATGCCAGCCATCGGTCTGATGTCCTGGCGGGTGATTGGCATCGTTGTGTTGGCCGGATTTTCGGCGGCGCTGGCCTGGCACTTTCAGGACTGGCGTTACGGTCGGCAACTGGCGGAACAGGCCAAGTTGCAGGCCGAGACGCTGAACCAACTGACCCAGGCTGCCGCGACGCAACAACAGGCCGCGCAGGACAAGCGTCTGGCCTTGGAGCAACAGCTGTCGGCCAGTGAACAAACCCATTATCGAGCGCTGAGCGATGCCCAACGTGATCAAGGTCGCCTGCGCGATCGTCTTGCCACTTCTGATTTACGGTTGTCAGTCCTCCTCGACACCCATGACGCTGCCACAACCTGTGCAGTGTCAGCCGCCGCCGGCGCCAGCGGCATGGATCATGGCGCCCCGCGAGCCCGACTTGACCCGGCGCATGCTCAACGAATTGTCGCCATCACCGAC